CTGCTCTCCCGTGGCAACGGCAGCGCCGCCACCCCCACCCTGGACCAGCGGATCCTCAACCACGTCGCCAAGGCCCCCCAGGCCATTCGCGGGGCGGTTGAAAAGTCCATTTCGGATACCGCAGGCAGTGGCGCGGAGTGGATCCCTGATACTTGGTCCCAGCGGCTCTATGAGGAGTACTACACCCCGGCCGGTATCGACGCGCTGTTTGAGGTGGTGGACGTTCCCGGCCCCATCGTGATCCCCGGCATCAGCGACACCATCCGACCCTACATCAAGGGCAAGGTGTCCAGCGATGATCCGGCGAAATACACCGCCTCCACCCCCACCACCAGCAACACCACGATCGACCCCGTGGGCCTGGCTGCGCGGGTGCTGCTGGACGACGCCGCGACCGAGGACAGCATCATCCCGCTGTTGCCGGAGATTCAGCGGCGTTTGGCGCGCGCTATCCGGGACGCCTACGAGGACTGCATGGTCAACGGTGACACCACCGCCAGCCATCAGGATGCCGTGGCAAGCTGGAATATCCGCAGCCGTTGGGGCGGCACCGGCCTCGGTGGCTCCGCTGACCATCGCCGGGCCTTCCTCGGGCTGCGCGCGCTGGCTGCCGATCGCACCCTGACCGTGGACCAGGGCAGCGGCCAGACCGTCGCCAAGGTCATGGAGGAGTTGCTGGGTGGGCTTGGCGAGCGTGGCAACATGAACGCCATTATCCTGGTATCTCCTGAAGTATTCTTCAAGAAGATGTTGACGGATTCCAACGTGCTCACCGTGGACAAGCTTGGGCCGGGCGCCACCCTGCTCAACGGGCAGTTGGCCGCTATCTCCGGCGTGCCTGTGGTCATGACCCGCTGGCTGTCGGCGGACCTTGCCGCGAGCGGGCTCTACACCGGCAGCGGTGCCAAGTCGGGCGTCCTGGCGGTGTCCCGCGAAGAGTTCGCCCACTACCAGCGCCGCACTGCGATGGTCGAAGTGGACAAGGACATCACCGTTGGCGCGTACAACCTCGTGGCCACCCTGCGCCGTACCTTCAAGACGCTTTCGGGCGCTTCTTCCTCGGTTGTGCGCTACGGCTACAACTGGCTGTGAGCCGAATAGCCGGGCGCTTGCGAAGGCGCCCGGCTCTCTCCCTTCCCTTCCCTTCCACATGAGGCCCCTATGATTGACAGTTTCATCCTGCCTTCCGTCGTGGTCAGCGGCACTGATGCCACGGACGACGTATATCTGCACAACCCCACCGGCGAAGCCGTGGTCGTGACCGACATCGACCTGATGCCGAAGACCTCGGTGTCTACCCACGCCGCCAACTACATCACCACCACCGTCAGTATCGGCGGCACCACCGTCGCAACGCACACGACCAACAGCAGCGGCGGTTCCGCTCTGACTGCGGGCACGGTGCTTGCGATGACCCTCTCCGGCACCACCAAGCAGCTCGAAATGGGTGCCGGTGCTACGATGCGGGTGCAGGTGGCCAAGGCAGGCACCGGCCCCGCCTACAACAACCAACTGGTTGCCGTCGCCAAGCGGCTCCGCAACGTCGTCTGATGCACCGCGCGATACGTCGCCCCTGGAGGACTCCCCTTGGCCCTGATCACAACGACGGAAGCAAAGCAACAGATAACGGGCCTTTCGGGCTCGGGGGACGATGCGCTGTTGACGGAGCTGATCAGTGTAGCGGGGGCGATGATCGCGACCTACCTGGGCTACCCGTCGGCAACGGCGGGAGCCCAACCCACGGCGGAGGCGACAAGCTACACCCGCTACATGGACGGGCCGGGGGGTGTCGAGCTTCGGCTTGAGATCCTGCCGGTCAACAGCATCAGCAGCGTCTACGACTCTCCAGACCGCTCCTATGCGGCATCCGACCTCGTTGCAAGCGGTGACTACACCCTGGAGGACGGCCCGAATGGGCTGCTCCTTCTGGACTGGGACGCGCAGCACGGGTCTTGGAGCATCGGATACCGTGCTATCAAGGTGGCATACTCCGGCGGCTATTCCACTGTGCCCGACTGGCTACAACACGCCGCCCGGATCGTAGTCCGCCACCTCTGGGATTTGCGCGAAGTCCAGGGGAAAAGCTCGCAAAGCAAGGGACAGACGAACGTCCCGCTACGCGACGCGACCGCCATGCCTGTCGAGGCCAGGCGCATCCTTGACCCGCACCGGCTGCCCCGCACGATGGGGATTGTATGAGCGAGCCGGTATCGAATCTTGAACTACGCCTGAAGAACGCCGGGAAAGAGCTTGTCTCTACCATCCGAAAGCGGCTCTATGAGGCGGCCCTGACCGCAGAGGCGGAAGGCAAGCGCAACGCCACGAATATCCTACACGCCCGCACCGGTCGCCTACGCGCGTCTATCGCCGGGCGGGTGCAGGAGGGCCCCGGCGATGCGCTGGACATCGTGCTCCGGGCAGGCGCAACGACCGGCGCTGACCTCCCCTATGCAGCCATCCACGAATACGGCGGCGTTGTTCGCCCTGTGCGTCGGAAGTGGCTTGCCATTCCGCTCCCTATCGCCAAGACCGCGGCAGGTGTGAGCCGCTACCAGACCCCGCGCGATGTGCCGGGGCTTCGTTTTATGCTTTCCAAGCGGGGAAATGCGCTGCTGGTGGACAAAACAGGCGTACCCTGGTACGTTCTGCGAAAGAGCGTCACCATCCCCAAGCGGCCCTATCTCCTCCCCGCACTGCTGAAGGCCGGTAGCCGCCTCCAGAGTCAGCTTATGCGCGATGTCCCGGCCATTCTTGCAGGTAGCCAATGAGCACGGCAAGCACCATCATCGCGCGCATCGTGACGACGGCCGCCACGGTTTCCGGGCTCTCCTCCGACAAGGTGATCCGGGGCATCCCGGAGACGCTGACCGAGGGCGGAAGCCCGCCGTGTTGCTGGGTTTACATGGCCTCACTGACGTCGGAATACGGACCGGAGTTGACCAGCTACACGCGGGTTCTCACCGTCCACATCGAAGGCGTTGTAGCCGCTGCCTCCTCCCATGCCGACCGCGAAGACGCCGCCCTGACCCTCCTTGACGGGCTTATGGCTGCTCTGGAGGCGGACATGACGCTCCTGGGTTATCTCACCGTGGCGCCGGTAGTCGAGGGCGCGGTGGACCTTTCCACTTCGATCGGGATGGCAGCCGTCGGGCTGCGTCTGGAGTGCCGCTATATGCAGGACATCGGGGGTGGGCTATGAGCTGGGCAAGAGTCACACGCAGCGGAACGACCTATATCCCGCTTGCGCGCTGGTCTATCTCCCTGGACGGCAACGGCGCCCCGGCGGACTATCAGATCGTGGTGCCCTCGGACCACCCCTTTTGGGACACCATCGACAGCAACGGCTACGAGCTTCAGGTCTGCGATAGCGACGGGTACACCGTCATAAGCTACCAGCTCTCCGGCTTCTCGTACTCCACCAAGACCCTTGCCATCCAGATCGACAACTACACCGCCGTCGCCGGGGTGCAACAAATCTGGCTCTACGCCGGGATGACCGGCGCCCCCACCGGCGCATCGGTCCTGACCATCACCAGCGCCCGCAGCGGCTACCTCGATCAGAGCGCGCCCGCCCTGCCGGTCCTTCTTGCCGCACCCGAGCGCCCCGGCGATACCTCGGCAGCGCAGCGGGTGAGCAAGCAGGCGGCAGAGGAGATTTGGGTGACGCTGGACTTCGGGCCGATCCTGGTGCAGAAGATGGTCCCCACCGGCGACAGCACCCGCAAGTTTGCCGCTTGGGAAGAGGTGAAAACCGTCGTCTATGCCGTCTACGATGACGCCTCGGCACAGGCGGCGATGGTCGACGCGACCAGCCCGCGCATCCTTGAAGGCCGCTTCGTTCGCTTGCTCATCAAGGCAGGAACAACGGCGACAAATTACACAGCCCGCGTCACCGTGGGCACCACCTACCCGGATAACCAGACCGGCCGCACGCTGGTCCGTTCGTTCCAAGTCAATGTTTATACTGTAGTGGAGGGCTAAGCGATGCCTATCAATATGGGCCTGAATGGCCAAATCAGCTTGGGCGAGGAAAGCACCGCCGGAACGGCCGTTGCTACGACGGTCGGAACGCAGGTGACCAGCGTTGACATCCAGGAGAAGCTGACCATCGACGCCGTGGATTCGCTCTCCGGCAGCGGTGGCACCCGGAACATTATCGAGACGATTCACAGCATGACTGACGTGGCGGGAAGTATCTCGTTGAACGCCTACTATGCAGGTGGCGCGCTCGGGATGCTGCTCAAGCACGCCCTCGGGTCCGTCAGCACGTCGGGCGCCGGTCCCTATGCCCATGCCTACAGCCTTGCCGCTGCCCTCCCCAACGGCCTGACGGTGGTGGTGGAGCGCGGCAACACCGGCTCGGACGACAAGTTTGCGGGCTGCAAAATCAGCCGCATGACGATCTCCTGCGCCACCGGTGAGCCGATGAAGCTCCAGGTGGAGCTGATTGGGATGTCTGCGACGGCGCGGACCACGTTCACCCCCACTGCGCTCACCGCGCTGGCTTCCCGGTTCCTCGTCAAGCACGCCCATGCGGGTACGCTGGGCTTCAATAGCCAGACCTACCGCCTCAAGAGCTTTGAGCTTGTCATCGATAACAAGCTGGCGCGTCAGGACCAGCTTGGGAGCGCGGATAGTGCCGAGCCGGTGGTGACCGAGCGGCAGGAAATCACTGTAAGCGCCACCCTGGTAGGCACCACAAACGCCTTACAGTTGGCGCACCGCTCGCAGACCGCCGGGGACGTGACGCTTACCTTCAGCGACTCGCCCCGCTCTTTGGCGTTCACTCTGCACAATGGGGTGATCACCGACTACAGCGACCCGATCCAGGGTGTCGGCGTGATCGAGCAAACGGTGACGTGGCGCGGCGTTGGCGATGACAGCGACAACGGCCTGGCTATCACCTTGACCAATGCGATTCTACTGCGGTGGCCACATGAGCCTGCGGGACCGCATCGCCAAGGCATCGGAGGAGCGCACCCTTGAGCTTTCCAACGGCTGGAAAGTGCAGGTACGCCCGCTCCTTCCCGCCGATCTGGTCAGTGGCCCCGCTGCCGACGATGTGCAGGCGTGGCTTTCGTTCTCGCGTGGCGACCTGCTGACCCTCAAGACCATCGCCGAAGGTGGCACCGAAGCCGAAGCCATCCGGGCAGAGTGGCAGGCGGAAGTGGCCAAGCGCCGTGCAGACTCGGACCTCTCTGCGCGCGCCACCCGCCTCCACACCGCCGCCATCACCGCCGCTGTGGTAGGGCTGGGAGCGCCTGGGGAGCCTGTGGAGCCGGTAGAACTGGCCGAGACGGATGACGAGGCGGCTACCCCGCTCCGGCTGTCTACAGCGTCTCTCTGCGAGCTTCTTGGGGCATCGGCCTATGTCGAGGCTGCCGAGTGGATTCTGTGGCGCGCCGTTGGCGGGGAGGGTGGCCAGAAGGCTGCCCTGGCCTTTCGCGACTTCAGAAAGTCCGTTGTGGCTCTCCGAGGTGGCGCGGTTCTACGGGGTGCTCCCGTCCAGCCTCCTTCTGTTGACGGCGGAGGAGCTTCGGATCAACCTGACGTGCTACCAGAGGCACCAGGAAGTGAGACAGAAGACGGCGCGCAAGGCTGATTTCTTCCCGACCTGGGAGATTTGACGATGGCTGTTCTTGAGCACTACCTGAGAATCAAGGGCCTGGACGCCGCAGCGGCCGGGCTTGCCGACCTTGGGGACAGCGCGAAAAGGGCAGGAAAGGAGCTTTCCGGCAGCCTTTCTGACGGCGTGGATGCGGTCGGGAGCAAGGCGGGCAAGCTCGGACAGGGCCTCGGTGTGCTCTCCCCTACGATGGGCGCGATGGGCATGGCCGCTGCGGACCTCGCAGACGGCGTGATGGCACTCGCGACGCCTACCGGGCTGGCAACCGCCGCCGTGATCGGGCTCGGAGCCGCAGCCCTCGGGAGCGTGGCCGCCGTCGCAACGATGGGCGCCACCCTGGTAGCGGCGACGCTGGCGGCTGACGATGCGCTGGCCAGCCTGGAGGGCTTCCGGCTTATAGGCTCGGACATCTATCC